GTTTTGGAGCATAAACAAAAGATACTTTATGTTGAGATATAGCAGAATCTGATGTTTTTTTATTAGGTTCGTATCTTTTTATTATTATATCATTAAATGCAGACGTAAATTGTTCTACAAGAGTTTGTATTTCCCAATTATAAGTATATCTTTTCACGGCTATTATATTTACCGAAAAAAATATTCTTATTGGTTAGTATTTAATTTTTAATTAAATTAAAATCTATATTTTTTTTAATGCAATTACATACAGTAAAAGTAAAATTATTAGAATCTCTTCCGCAATGTCCTCTACCGAAACATTTTTTGCAGTTTTGTTTTGGTTTATTTAAAAGAGGAATTTGTCCTTGATTTAATAACGGAAAATCTTTTTCCGGTATAGAATAAAAAGTTCCAGAAAATGCACTATATATAAATTTTTCGTTTTTAGTTTGCATAAATTGTTAATATCGTATTCCAAAATTTATTACCTGATAATTTTTGAGGATAAGACAATAAATTTGGTTCTATCTCAGGAGTTTGTTTACTTAAAGTTTTAATTCTATAATCAAAATATATCAACTTATCGTCTATGTGAGTTTCAACATTATAAGGTATTGGTATCTCCACTTTAATATTACTCTTTTTTTCGTTACTAATAATAAAAGTTATATAAAAATTTTTTTGATGAAAAATTATTAATTTTCCTCTTTTAAAAATTTTATTATTAATTTCAAATGAAATATCTTTTTGTAAAAGATATTTGCAAATATTTTCTAATTCTGTTCCTGCTATAGACATTATTTAACTTTGTAAAATTTACCTCCATAACTTCTTATGTTATAGTATTTTTGACCTGTTGGTTTAGTTCCATATGAAGTAGTTTGTGCTTCTTTAATAAAAGAATCTTTAGCTGAAGATGTCATTGGTCTTATTTTTAGATCAAACCATTTCCAAAATCTTGTTTGTGGTTCTACTGGAACTGCCATTATAACATTACATGATTCTGCTGGTAAATTTCTCCAATCTTGCATTAAAATATCCCAAGCAGTTACTAATCCTCTACTTGCAGCATTATATGGGTGTGCCATTGTTGGTTTTTTAAAATTTAAAATTTCTTTTCCGAGAGTAGAATTTAATAAACTTTCGTTTCTGGTGCATAGAATTCTTCTTTTAGGTGGATACCCTAATTTTAAATTTCTTCTATTGAAATTTATTTCAACTACATGAGTATTGCATATTTGCTCTAAAGAAGAAACTGTCATTTAAGTATTATTTAGGTTCGCAAACTCCAAAAATTCTTGATTCGTTTAAAAATACTATATTTTTTAAATCATTTAAGTTTGCAATTTGTATACCTTTATCGTTAGGAAATATTATAATATCTCCTTCTTTGACTGTTTTAGCGTCTGGACCAGCGAGCAATACTTTAGCTAGTCTCCAAGTAAAATTAACAGTATTAACTGGAACCCATATACTTCCCCTTTTTACTTCTGTTCCGTCATCGTTAACATCTATATATTGGCACATTAGAATATCATCCAATACTTTAGTTAATTTCCAATCCTCTAGATTCATAGTGCTTCCTATGTAATGATCTAGTTGAACTTTTCCGCCGATTTTATCTTCTTGTGGTGGTCTTGGTATCATATATTTTTATTAATTATTTTTTTTACCTAAAAAATCAATCATCTCTTCGTATTGTTCTACTTCTCTAGTTGAGAGTTCTAAGTTATTTGCTAATTTGTATACGTCTACGTTTTTTTGTTCTTTATTTTTCTTTTTAATATATTGAAATTTTTTATTATTTTTAGGTAAAAATATTCTATAAAAATTTAAAATGTTTATGTTATTATTTTTTAATAACCATCTATTTGCTAATGAATTAATTATAATGCATATATTATTATCAGTCATAGATAACCATCTATTAAAAAGATAATAATTTTTAATATTAATTTCGGATATATCTATATCCTTTTTCTTTAAACAAAAATCAATAAGTTTATATATATTATCCATTAGTATAGTTTTTTTTAAAAATATGAGATGATATCTCCCATTCTTTTGACCGCATACTATCTCCCAATCCAAAATGTATTACTCGTATTGGATATACTCCCATTTTTAATTTATTTTTATTAGCATTCAAGCAAAAAGATATATCATAATGATGAAAATCAAAATTTTCATCAAATTTTGTTCCTGTATCAAGTAATTTTGATACGTTAACTGCCAAGAAAAGACCATCTAATATCAATGCTCTAGAATCAGTTTCTCCGAAACATGTGGTCCATACCTTTTTGTCTTTACTGTGTGCGACTTCCCCAATCATATCTTGTTTATCACACATTAAATGCCAAGCTGGTATGTGTGAATTTATTTTACATTTTTTAGATCCTGCTAATCCTATAATATCATATTTTTCAAATGCTACATCTAGTTTTTCAAAAATAAAAATATCTTCAATTAAAACGTCATCATGAATGAAAATTATTTTTTTGTTTCTATTTTCTTCAGTTAGAAAAGAATTGTATATTTTAGGTAATCCAGTTTTATTATCATAGATAATATTTGAAATATCATTAAAATTGCCTTTATCTAAAAATAATCCTAATTGACTTTTTTCTTTAAAAGAATCTTTTGTATGTGTAGTTGCAGAAACTATTTTATAAGTATTGTTGTTATTTGACATATCTAAAGGTAAATAATACTATATATTTGTATGAAAAGCAACAATTTTAAAGCTAAAAACATTTTAAATAAAAATTTAAAAAAATGCAATATAAAAGAAGATACAGAAATACCTTATATTTCTAGATTTTTATATTGTCTTCTGAAAGAACAAGAAGATTTACCAAAATCTGAAGATGTTACTCCCTCAGATGAGGTTTCTAGCAATATAGAATCAGAAGAAATGAAATCTCCTGATAAATTTACTCCAGAATTAAATAAAAAAGATTTTGAAAATTCTTTAGATAAAGAAACTAAGCCTGATCAGTTTGATACTGAAGGGTTATCTCCGGAATCGACAGCAGAAACAATAAGTACTATAAGAGAATGGTCTAAAAAATTAGATGAATTTGCTGAATTTTTAAATGATCCATCGAGCACTACTAGCGAGGGAAAACCGTCCTTACATAAAATATTATCTGATGGTGATAGATCTGGAAGTTTATTAAGAGGGGTAACGAGAAAAGCTTCCGATTCGATTACTAGAATAGCTGGTGAAGTTGAAAAATTAAAAGAAATTCTTAATACTTATATTATAACTGCTCCTAAAAAACTTAGAGACACTGAAGGTCAACCAGGCTGGAATCAATTCTAATATAAAGAATTAAGAATAAAATCACTTTTGATTTCATCTAATTCTTCAAACATAGCCATTTCATTGAAGTCTTTATATGATCCTATATTCCATCTAAAAACCGATTCTCCTTTTTCTAAAAGTTCCTCTATCTTATTTCTGGCTGATTCATCAACCATAGGATTATCCAATACCCATATTCTTTTATGTAATGGAAACTCCGACAATTGTACGTTTTGAGACTTTGTTAGATTTAATCCTGCGGTAGAAACTCCATTTTTAACAAACATAGAATCTATTGGACCTTCAAATATAAAAATATAAGGAAAAGAAGAATCTAACTTATCTAAATTAAAAATTGTTTTTTCGTATCCACTTTTTCCCAAATATTTTGGATTTGAGTTATCCAAACTTCTAGTTTGATAGAATACTATTTTCTTATTTCTATCATAAAATGGTATACATAATCTATTTTTATGTAAAAAATCAGATAAAGATATATATAAATTATTAGGTCTATTAATAGCAGTAAAAATTCTTCTAGATTTTATATATTTTAAAGCGTTATTAAAATTTGAATTTGTAGAATAATATTTTACTTGTAATTCATCAAAAAGATTAATTGAATCGTGTGGTAAATCGGGTAATTGTTTTTTGTTTTCGGATAAAACTCCAATTAATCTTTTGTCGATATTTATGAAATTGTCGTTTGTAGATATTTCAGAATCAATTTCGTCTTTTGACATTCCACAAACTTTAGAAATCCATTTAAATGCTGACCAAGTTTTAGAACAATTAAAACAGTGAAATGTATTACTCTCAGGATAAAAAAATAACCTTTTCTTTTTCCCTAAACTCTTACCTTCTCGACAAACGGGACATCCAGCATTATATGTGTTATCTGATTTCCTATGTGTAGGATCTATAGAATACGATAAAAATTTATTTATAACGTATTGTGTTGGTATTTTTGACATACTAACATACAATCTATATTAATTTTCTTTCGAGTCAAGTGAATTTTTAGGAATGATTATTTTCGGTTTGGCTTGAACTATATCTGACAACAGACTATTATCATCGCCAAATGATGATCCATCTTCCTTCAGATACATTTCTGTCATTATAATTCTTTCTTGTTGATTTCCATATATCTCTATCAGTGCGGGAGTATCATCCGTTGGGAAAACTCTACCATCAGCTTTATTATAAGATATTTGAAATACTTTAAATAATAAATCTATTTCTTCTCTATAAACTTTATCGATACTTCTAGTGCCATTTTCTTCTATTTTTATATTCGAAAATTTTGTTAATGGTAAAAAGAAAATAATATCGTATAACTTTAAAGTTTCTTTAACTATTAATCTGGTTTTTTCAAAAAACTCATCAGAAACTCTTCCTTCTTCATTCAACCAAGCAGTATAAGCTAAATTATCTAGTACACATCTATCGAATATTACGTTTTCGCTTTTA